AAAAAGGAGCTCACTGTAAGACCAGTAGAGAATGCCTTGGGGATTCAACCCCCTTCCTTCAAGGTCTATCGCGTTTGTACGGATGGGTCCTTATTGGTACCCAGGTACTATGGGTGCGAGCGGTTCGGGACGCCCAAAGATTCCAGAAGAGATCCTGTTAGTGCTCGGGGGATCAATTTTGTTGGAAAATTACGAGACCAGACGAGACAGCCAGAAGCTTTCGCTGCCGGAGTCAAAGCCTTTGAGGAAAGGGGCGGTGGGGTTCTCTCACTCTTTTGTGGGGGAGGAAAAACGACCGTCGCCTTGGCTCTTTCGGCACACCTGAAGGTCCGGACGATGATCATAGTTCACAAAGAGTTCCTTGCGAATCAGTGGGTCGAGAAAATTAAGGAGTTTTGCCCGGGTGCAAGTATAGGAAGGGTTCAGGCGGACATTTTTGATATCGAAAAGGACTTTGTTATCGGAATGATCCAGACTATGTGTATGCGAGAGTTCGAACCCAGGGTTTTTGATTCAGTCGGTCTACTCATTGTGGATGAGGCCCATCATATCGGCGCTCCAGCCTTTTCTCAATTTTGTTTCAAAATTTGTCCCAAGTTTACGCTTGGTCTTACAGCAACCCCAGAAAGAAAAGACGGATTGACTCGGCTCTTGTATTGGTTCCTTGGTCCCGAGTTCTTCAAGGTTGAGAGGGTCAATCAAAGGACAACACAGGTCCGAACGATTAAATATACTTGCGAGGCCTTCAAAGAGGCCCCACCTGTAACGCGCTTTGGGAAGATTAATATGGCTGGTATGATCAACATTCTCACTGAACTCGAGGACCGGAATGCCTTGGTCGTCAACATAGTGAACGAAGTTCTCGTGGAAAATAGAAGGGTTTTGATCCTGTCCGATAGGCGGGAACATTGCTTTGATTTACTGAACAGGCTTGGCTCTAAGAGGACCTCCGGTCCGGCGGGAACTGAAAGTTCCCTGGCCGGTCTCTACATAGGTGGGATGAAAGAGGAGGAACTGAACGAGTCTGCCAAAAAGCAGGTGGTCGTGGCGACCTTTCAGCTCGCCCACGAAGGTCTGGACATCCCCGTGCTTGACACCGTCATCCTAGCAACCCCACGCTCAGATATCAAGCAGTCTATAGGGCGTATAATGCGCGAAACCAAAGGAAAATTGAACGATCCTTTGATTTTTGATATCGCTGACCAGTGGTCTGTGTTTTTTAGTATGTACATGAAGCGTCTCAGGGTCTATCGGGAAGGGGGTTTCGAACTGCAAGGAACCATAGGTTCCGCTGACGGCGAAGCTGAACAAAAGCCTCTCCCCAAGGGTCAATGTCTTTTCATTTCCTGAATGAATCAACCAGACCCATCAGAAATATGGCCCCGACAAACGCCATCACGATATAGTTGCACTCCGTGTTATCCATGACTGGTTTCTGAACGGGCGGGAGATCCCGTCTATACACTGGAGGTTTGTCCTCCCAGCTATCATCGATTGGTGCATAAGCCAATCCCATTAATTAATGCAAATAAATTTTTTGGGGCTCTCCAAACTGGGAACCTCCGGTTCCCCTATTTAAATCGAAACCTCCTTCTTCTTGGTTTTTGGTCCTCGCTTTTTCTTGGAGTCGTTGATGCTCACCTCGCGAGTGTCTGGGTCCCCGCCTGCGTCGATGGACACGATGTCAGAAACGGACTCATCGTCACCCCCGTGGTTCCCAGCCCGGGTCATAGCTGGTGGTGGAGGGCCCATCATACTCATCAGCGAGCCAAAGTCCATACCAGGACCCTTCATATCGCGGCGGCCCGTGTCGACTGGAGACCCAAAGCCCCCACCTTGGGGCTGTGACCGCTGAACAGCGTCCACCATATTGCGCATCAGCTCAGGGTTCTGCTTGACCACCTGAGAGACATTCGGTACGGCCGCCTTGAACATAGAGTTTGTCAAGTGGAACATCATAGCAGACCCGCCAACCATCAGCATTAGCTTAATCTCAGGAGCCACATTCACCTTGGTCTTGTACTTGTTGTAGAGCTCCTCGAAGACTCCATCGTAGTCATCTACATTCTCCATCATATTCTGGGACCAGCCGTTCAGCTCCAGGTCAAAGGGGTCGAACTTGTCGTTCAGGAACTCCAGGCCCGTCACACAGGCCACCAGCATACGACGCTGGAACTTGATAGACCGGTCGACCTCGATACCGTACATCATACGCTTGTACTCTGTGCGAATCTCCTCAATGTCCGAGTAAATGGTCAGGCGGGCACTCGTTGCGATACCCTTCTTGGACAAGCGGCTAATCTTGTTCAGGAGGTCAGCCTTCTCGTCCTCGATGGTCTTGTACCCTTCAGAGGGCACCTGACCGGCGTTGCCCTGATACTCTTGACCGCCCTGCTCCTGTCCGAAGTCTTCGGCTTCGTCATCCTCCCCGTCGTACTCCTCTACAGGTGGTGGCGCCGGAGCCGACCTCTTTCCTGGGTTCATAAACATATCCAGCCCCTCGTCAGGAGCGGCCTGAGCAGGACCGGCCGCCCTCTTGGCGAAGGGGCTCGGCCGGGCAGGCTTAGCCTTGACAGGTATTCTCTTCTCGGGCATCTGAAAAGAAATTTCATCCAGAAGAGCAGCTTCATCATCATTCATACTCACAGTCGGTCCAGAACTAGACTCTAGGGTTACTTCGGCCATCCTAATACTTTTAGAGAAATGATGTTAGTTAGCTTTAACGCGTACTTGACCAATTTTGAAAATTAATTTGTCAGGACCGACCCGAAAATAATATCCACAAAATACAAATGAAGCTCAAGTTTGGCAAGTTGGCAATTCACGCCATCATCATCGGTCTGCTCGTGGCCATCCTGGTCCTGGTTATCCAGGGCGGAAAGAGCGGCTACGAGCCCTCACCCCTGGTGGTCAACGCCGGCCCAGCTGCCCGTCAGACCAACGGTGACATCTTCGCCCTCAAGGACCAGCTCGACTGTGTGCCAGGCCCCTCCGAGACCTCCGATTACTACACTGTGGGTCTGACCCCAGGAGGCCTGTGCGGTGGCTCCGCCATGGTCCGTGATCAGATGCGCGACTACACCATCGCCGACGGTGTTGGCGGCTCTCTTCTGGAAAAATAAGCTAAGTATAAAATAATGAGTACCTCGTGTGAAGAGTACGAAACATATACGGTTAAAGTGGACTCTCGCGGAGCCGCTGCAAACAATTCGTTTGTTGGATATATCGATATCCCATTACGAAATGTAGTAAAAGCACAGATACTATCAGCAAGCATCAGTTCGAACACTACAACAACCCCTGTTTTGTATGTGTACATAAATGAGCTCGTGTCCAAGTTTAATGAGAAATCAGCTGTTCAAACAGCCATCAGTGTCGCAGGAAACACCTCCAACATCGGCCCAAATCCTTCGTCAACAACTTCTAATATTTCTCAGCTCCGGACATCTCTTATATGCTTTCCGGCCGAGCAAGTCAACGCTCGTTCCGTGTTTACAGTGGGAGGGTTTTGGGACAGTGAAGTTGAGTTTATTGAGCCGATCCGTCAGATTCAGTACCTTACGGTCTCTATTTATAAAGATGACGGGAATCTCGTAAGCCTTTCAGGAACGACACATCTCACAATTCGGTTCACCTGTGCCAAGCCCAACAAGTGTCTGTACTAGTTCATACGGTTCATAATACCTTTCACTATACTCGGGTGAAACTCCTTGAGGAGCTCGTACTCGGCTCCAGTTTTTCTGATGCTCTTTTTGGCATTTTTTACTATTGATCTTGTTACCTTTTCTTTATTCACTCGACCTTTCATTCCAGTAGAAAATAAAGATCTACCTCTAGGTACATGGTACTTGCGGAGAAGAGCATTTCGTGTTTTATTTATATGAGGACGCAGACTTTTAAGAGATTCAAGTGTAGTTATTACTCTTCTGGTATTATTTAATGATTTTGAAATAGAATTGTAATATTTGTTAAAAGTACTCTCTCCGGGTTGCGGAGTTCTCAGACCCCGTCGAGTCTGACGCTGGAAAGATTTCCAATAATTCTTTTCAGCTTTGCTAATTTCTTTGAGTCTTGTTGTTTCCCGTCTCAGTCTCTTCATTTCTTTTTCAAGCTGGTGTAGGTGCTTTTCCAACGCATAATTCGTCATGTATTATTCAACAATATTTTTACTTGAGAATTAGAAATGGACTATACGGTCTATGTCGATTCCAATAACCGGAATCAGACGCTTTACCCAAATTCAAATTCATATACTCTGTTTCTGACGAGCCCCATCACCAACATCACCAAGGTGGAGGTTCTTTCGGCCATGTTGCCGAATGTGTACAGTTCCCAGTATATCACTTTGGATATCGCAGAGCTCAGGACGCCCCGGAACCTTATGGCGGACGCCCTCACGACGGCCGACACTTACCCGACTAACGCGGGAAACACATCGGCCATACACAACCTGTGGGTTCCTACAGCCAACGCCTTTTATGGATCGTTCGCAACGATACCCATCAAGTCTTCTGGGGGACCTGGAGCCGTCTACTCGAACACAACCACCTTTTCAAACACGAATGTGTCTGTTAACCTTGAAATGTACAACGCCAATTACAGAATCCTTCAGGAGTATCCTTCGAGAATAGAAAAGATAGATCGTTTGACCATAACCTGGCGTCAACCCAATAACGGAAATGTATTTATTGACAATAATTTCAGTCCGGCAATCGACATGGGTCGGAATATGTTTATATTACGCTTTGTGACAGTTCATGTCCCTGAAGAGCCTGTAAGACCGCCGAGCCTCCCTCCCCCAGTCCCGTGGGACTCGGGTGACGACCGCAATAAGCAAATGCTCATAGTGGCAGGAGTAGCACTCCTTGGGTTACTTATAATAATCTCGGTAAAAGCTAGATAACCATGTGTGACAACATCACGAATGGATGTGGAGGTGGAGGTTCATCGATTAGCGTAAACAGTCCCGTGAGTGTAATTGTAAATACTGGAAACAGTAGCGGAAATAGTTCTTCTTTTTCTGGAAATATTCTGTATATCAACACAGTTTCTGCAATTACACTTTCTAGTAATTTAATTGCAAATTTCAATTTAGCAAATGCCAATTTCTTCTCAGGTGACGGTTCGAACATCTTTAGCCTTAATGCCTCCAGCATCTCATCTGGCACCGTCAACTCGGCGTACCTTGAACAGACCGGGGTCCTTGCGTCTCTCTATGGCGGTGCAGCGAATATCCCTCAGCTCGTCATAGACCAGTGGGGACGGGTATCGAACGCCGTCAATGTCCAGACCCAGTGGACCCCCACAAGCCTCTTCAACATAGCGACCGCCAATGCCGTGTCCATAGGAACTCTGAACGACCCCCCAACGGGCTCGAACCTCTTCGTCCTCGGCACAGCCAATGTCACAACCATGAATGTAAATAACCTTTTTGCAAATACAGTTACTATCTTTGGGCTGAATACCCTGAATGTCTATGGAAGCTCGAACATGAATGCAGTCTATGCCTCGAACTATTTTGGAAATGCCTCGACTCTGAAGTCTATTAACGCCTCGAACCTGGTGGGGAATGTTGCATCAGCCAACCTGTCCCTCATAGTCACAGGAGCTGCTCAGCCGAATATCACCTCTGTGGGTGTCCTGACCAACCTCGTGGTTCAAGGGCAAGTCACCATCTCGAATGGTTCAGCAATTTCAAACCTAAATTCGTCAAACCTGGTGGGTAATGTCGCAAACGCTAATGTGGCTCTGGTAGTGTCCCAGGCGGCTCAGCCTAATATCACTTCAGTGGGTACACTCACAGGGCTCACGGTCAACGGCCTGCTCACAGCCTCTAATGGTTTTGCAATTTCAAACCTAAATTCATCCAACCTAACTGGGAATGTAGCCAACGCCAATGTAGCCTTGGTGGTGTCACAGGCGTCTCAGCCCAACATAACCTCCGTAGGGACACTCACAGGGCTCACAGTCAACGGTCTGCTCATCGCTTCCAACGGTTCTGGAATTTCAAACTTAAATTCATCTAACCTGGTTGGTAACGTGGCAAATGCCACGGTGGCCCTGGTGGTTTCACAAGCGGATCAACCCAACATCACGAGTCTTGGAACTCTCACTAGTTTGGCGGTTTCAGGCCAAATTTCAGGTGATGGGAGTCAGATTACAAACCTGGATCCTGCAAATATCAACGGTACCGTGCGCACTGCCGCGTCAGTGACGGTGGCCAGCCAGCCCAACATAACCTCTGTGGGTATCCTCTCCAACCTCATAGTGCAAGGTCTAGCCATCATCTCTAACGGTTCTGCAATTTCAAACATAAATGCCTCGAACCTGTTCGGGACTGTAATTGCAGCTCAGGTGGTCACCCAGAACGCCCAGCCGAACATCACAAGCGTGGGGGTCCTACAGGGGCTCACAGTCAGTAACCTTTTGATCGCCTCGAACGCCTCTGGTCTGAGCAATATCAATGCCTCGAACCTCACAGGCAACGTCGCAAACTCGAATGTGGCTCTTGTGGTCTCTGGGGCCGACCAGCCCAACATCACGAGCGTGGGAACACTCACCGGGCTCAATGTCCAGGGACTCCTCATTGCCTCGGACGGCTCTGGAATAGCCAACTTGCGTGCAGCAAACATCACGGGCACTGTAGCCACGGCGGGTGTGGTCACAAACCCTGCTCAAGTCAACATTACGAGCGTCGGAACCCTCACGAGCCT